CGCTAAACTGCTGAAATGTTCAGAGTTTGGCGACGCTATCGTTAAACACATGTAATGGTGTTTGGTGCTAAATGATAACGGGAGCCTGATGGTTCCCGTTTTTTATTATTCAAATTGCAACGGTTATCAAAACATTATCAAAATAAGTTATCAAAACCCGCCATTTTGGTACTTAACTACATCTATTTAGTAAATCTGCGCCATGAACAGAAAAATCCCATTCAATCACTGTCTATCCTACGGTTGACCATTTGTCGGGTGGCAGTCACGCAAGTAAATTAATCTCATAACGTGAATTCTGGATGGGGGATATATAGTCAATAAATGAGTTTAAAGCTGCTGCCCTCGATACGTTCATATGGGGAAAACGTCACCGGTCACCATATCAGACAGTTACTTCAGGAATCTACGTATTCTTTCTATGGGACTTCAAACCTCAAAGACACAAAAAAACGCCACTGGTAACTGATTTAGAGGAGTTAGTCTTGAAGTTATGTACCTGTTAAGGCTAAACTAAAAAAACTAGTTTTGGTGATTGTGCTTCTTCAAGCCAGTTGCCGTAGTTCATAAAATTTCCGGTTGATGAACCTTAGAAAAATACTTTTCTTTGTTCATTATCGCAATGACTAATTTGTCTGCTTGTTGTGGAAATATTATGCAATCAATAATAGATAATTGGTGAAAACTAAATGGAACGAGTAGATATAATTAAGAATTGCATATCGTCAGGAAGAAAACATGAGGATATCATCGGTCAAGTTTATCTCTCAATGCCAACGTTCGCGTTTGAAAAAAGCTATGAAAAACAATATAATATAATGAAAATGATCAGCGAAAAGCTTAACGTCCCATATTTTAACATACAGGTAACAGGCTCTGCTAAAATAGGTGTTAGCCTACATAAGAAAAAATCATTCAGCGCCGCGTCATCAGATCTTGATGTCGCTATAATCGATCAGAACTTATTTATAAAAATATCAGAAGCAATTTTCAAGGAAACAAGTGGACTTACTCGTCGTGACCTGTTTGAAAAATACAAAGATAGCAGAACTGGAAACGAAGTAGATAAACACTCTGAATACAAAAGGAACTTATTAAAAGGGATCATTTTAGATAATTGCATGCCATCAGGAGTTACTAAGAGAGAGTGGGTTAAGCTATTTGAAGAACTCTCAAAGGATTACCGTAAAGATTTTAAGAGTATTAGTGGCGCAATTTATTTGTCTCAATACTATTTTATTAATAAACAAAAATCAATAATTCAGCATGTCAATGGATTCGAGGTGATAAAGTGATTAGTTATAAAATTCGATCTTCTTCATTGTTAAATCTTATCAACGATATAAGAACTGGGAAATTAATACCAGATGCTTACTTTCAAAGAAATCTAGTGTGGAGAGATATCCATAATAAGGATTTCATAAAAACAATACTCCTTGGATATCCATTCCCTCAAATATTTATATCTAGAGGGAAAGTGGATGTTGAAAAAATGGTAACAATATCCTGTGTAGTTGACGGACAGCAACGAACTCATGCAATAATTAGTTTCGTTGATGGTGAGTTTGATGTTGATGGCAGATATTTCAGTGACTTAGATGAGGATGAAAAGTCAGCATTCTTAAAATATGATATAGCCATAATTGAGCTAGATTTAGATAACAACGATCCCCAGGTTAAAGAAATATTCCAAAGAATAAATAGAACATCTAATTCACTTACAGCCATAGAAAAAATGGCATCGGCATATGCAACATCAGATTTTATGCTTACAGCGAAACATTTATGTGATGAAATAGATATAACAGCGAACGCTCCAGAAGAAGAGTTCAAAGAAGATCCAAATATACCACCGTACTTTTATTCATGGGCAAGGAAAAACAAACCTAACTTATTCCAGAAACTTATTCTGGAAAAAGGGATATTTACCCCTCGTGAAATATCAAGAAAAAATCACTTAATGCATGTTCTAAATATAATATCTACATCAATAGGTGGGTTCTATGATAGAAATGGGAAATCAATTTCCAATATAAATGATAGGGCTATTGATTTTATACCAGATCCGGCAACGGAAATTATTTCAAATTTCAACAAGATCGCCGAAATAATAAATAAACTAAAGTTTGGAAAAAAATCAATTTATTTAAGCAAAACTGGATTTTTCTCTCTTTGTGTCGCCTTGTACTCATACATTGATTCTTTTGAAAAAATTAACATTTCAAACCTAAAAACTAACCTTGAACAATTCGAATTAAATCAACCTGAAGCTTTCAAACTAGCAATGTCAGAAGGTTTAAATAGCAAATCAAATAGACAGGAACGACATGATTTCTTGATTGATTTGATAAATAAATCTTTTTAGTTGTTTAGATAATGCGGAGGTATTACTCCGCATTATCTAAATCTAAGATTTTGATATTAAATCAGAATTATAATTAAATATCCCAGCACAGAAGAACGCAGAAATCATATAGATATGATTAAATAATTGTGGATAATAAACTAAGAAAAAATCGTCTTTTAGAGGTTTTATTCCGATTGCTGAGATTTATTTAACACAAGATAGATTTACGCATCATCTATGTAGTAGCAAAGCGTGATGTCCGTGCTATACATCACGCAAGTAAACCATTTAGAGACTCTGATGATAGCTCAACTACTGCAAAATCAGCTATGAGGAAGAGGTGTAGTTAATATGGTAACGCTGAGGATTATTATACGCCCTAGTAACCCCATGTTTTAGCTGGAAATACCAAATATTGGGAATCTACCATGATGTTTTTTTTACAACTATTCAAATGTTATAGCTATTTAAAAGACTAGATTGATATACTTGATAACCATACAGTTCATATTTTAAACATATTGCTTCCACGCTGCTTATATATGGCTGTGATACGAATGGAGAAATTATTATATCACTAATTAATTCTTTGATATTTACACTCAAAAATACGATTAAATAATTAATATAATGTCTACTTTTGTGTGGATATTAGATTAATCTCCTCTCAAGGATTTCATTAAAAGTCACGTCATAAAGCAAATGTCAGAGAAGTAAGCGTCCAACTCTGAGGCTTAGCGGATTGTCAGGTCTGATTGAGACTAAAGTAAAAATATTGTTGGAGGATGGGCTAGGGAACTAACAACTCACTATAATCCACTCCTTTCCTCTATCATCGTGATAGCGATCGGTCTGAGATTGTGTTTTGTGCCCCAAGAGTACTTGCGTGTTTACCCCTTGGGGTTTATATAGTCTTTCCGCGAGCGAACGTTGTTCATGAAACGTTGCCGCCGTGCCGTGCCCCCAATCAATATCAGTTTTATCCCTGGCTTTGCTAAAGTTGGTTGTCAGGGTATTTCCTGGCACTTTTGCTCCACGTTGGGCCATTGATGTCGAACGGAAGTAATGTACAAGATACTGACTGACAGCATAATCTCGGCAACGCGAGATAACCTCACGTAAGCTCGTGTTCAAAGCATCGCAACGAAGGGAAAGAGGCAGTGCCAACTTTGCACCAGTTTTCTCCTGCACAACATGTAAGTGGTCATCCCAGATATCGCTGAATTTCATTGATGAAATATCACCCAAGCGCTGTCCTGTAACTACGGCCAATAGCATCGCATTGCCCATGTATCGGTGCTGTTTATCAGCAATGTCGAAAATCTTCTGCCACTCCTCTAAATTCAAGCGCTGCCTGGTAATCTTCCTGCGCGGTTGCTTTGTTGCGAGCGCGGGATTGTAGCCCGGAGGAACTTCACCAACATGTTGAGCCTCTTTAAACACATCGATCAGCACTGAGCGAACAACCTGGCCCATACGTGGCTGTCCGGCACCTGTGTACTCATCCAACAACGAAGCGATGTCTCTGGCATCAACCTCGGGCAAGCATTTCATAGCGAACTTTTGACGTAGAAGGTCCACAGGTTTACGTTTTTGTTTAAACGTGTTGGGCTTGATATCACCGGTGTTCAGTCGTTCTTCCTGTATTTTCCAATACAGGTCGAGCCAGGTGCTGACAGTTATATCTTTACCCTTAATTTGTGCCACTCGATCGCTAAGTGCCAAGATCTGCCGGCTACGTTGCTCCGCTAGTCGGCTATTGGCTTCGATCGAAATCTCACGAGCTTCTTGCTCATTGTCACCAAGAGCATGGTACTTCCCTGTAACTGGATGCCGGTACCGCCAGTACACTTTATTGGCCTTGCGGCTAAATAGGGGATACAGGTTAGGAATATCAACATTGTTCTTACGCGGTCGGGCTGCCATCGTTCAATATCCTTCGGAGCTTCGGATTGTCATTGTGCTTAATGACCGGAGTAGTGAGTGGGCCAACTAGCTCAGCATCTTCTCGCACGCGCCATAACTTACCTTCCTTACGTGCAGGTGGGGCGAAGTGGCCCTCTTTAGCACACCGTCGCAAGGTATTTAGAGAGGGCGGTTTGCTGCGATATCGTTCCGCAGCCCATTCTTCAAGCGTCAACATCTGTAACATCAAGTACCTCCACACATCACCCGCCGCATACGGGCATTAATTCAATCGTGACATGTCACATACTGTTAATTTGGTTTCATGCCACCCGTAGGTTTGCCAGCACTCAGAATCACCAAGGAAATAACAACCTTCTGGGTCACCTAGTAGTTTGTCTTTGCACTTACCGAAGCACCGTTTATTCCGTGCCGCCAGCTGCTTTTTTAATTCGGCGTTATCCTTCCTGATCAGCATGGTGATGTATTCATCTAGGTCGTATGGTTCGCGTTGTGGCCGGCGAGCTGCACAATTCTCTCGCAACATCTCAGCCTCTTGCTGATCTAGCTTGATTTCGACAGGGACAATACCAGCCAGTCGCTGGCGCTCGCGTTGGGCTGCTTTACGCTCTGCATTAGTCTTCGCCATTGATGATCTCCATATATGCATTTATGAAGGTTTGCGCAGCTTCCGCATTGATGGCATTGCCATAGGCGCGCAGTCGTCCCACTCTTGCGGTAACCCCATTAACCAACGGGAATGAGCCGGGTCTAACTGGCCGCCACTTTCCATCCCTGCAAATGAGCCAGTTAGCATCTCGCCAGAAACCGTTAGTCTGGCTTGGGTTCCTGCTCCGGAGGCAGGCCTTGCTGCCTTTTCCCCATCTAATGCCTTCGGCTCTGGCCATGTTGTCAACCACACCACTCGTCCCAGCAATGAGTTCAGTGGAACATTCAGACATTCTTTTCCGTCCTTCCAGTCCCTCGTGGTGGGTGTTGGCCACCCAGTATGCGCGGTCACGGATGTGCGGAGAGCCGATGCCCGCAGACGGGAACGGGACAAGCCCGAAGGCGTAACCCATTGCTTCCAAGTCAGTTTGTACATGGTCGAACCAAGCATTTGCGTTGCCGCTTGCAACTTGTTCGCCAAAGACGTGCTCAGGTCTGCACTCGCTAATGAGCCAATGGAAGTGAGGCCACAGGTGCCGCTCGTCATCAAACCCGCTGCCTTTGCCTGCCGCGCTGAAAGGCTGGCACGGACAAGAACCTGTCCCGACTGGTTTATCGTCAGGCCATCCGGCGTTGCGCAAGGCATATGACCAGACTCCGATTCCGGCGAAGAAATGGCATTGAGTGTAGTTTCGTAAGTCATCGGGTTTAACATCCTCGATTGAACGCTCATCAACATCCCCTGGCGCGATATGACCAGCAGCTATCAAATTACGGAGCCACTGAGCGGCGTATGGATCAATTTCGTTGTAATAAGCAGAAGTCACTAGGACTTCCTCAGTTCGGCATCCATCTGGAAGCTATTTTGTTGATAGGCAATGGCCATTTGCTCGGCATCGTTCATCGCGTCATGGAGCGAGTTATGCTTAACCACCGCAAAGCAGGGCTGGTGGGTTTTAGGTAGATAGCCACGGTTTCCCTTTGTCATTGCGTCGATATAAGTGCGTACATCACGCTTACCGCCCCAATGCCATGGGCATTCGATCCCGTTAGTTCTATAGGCATGTTCCAGGATAGAGCCATCGAAGTCGGTACCACGGAAGAATATCCGGGCATCTGGATGGGCTTTTATCCAATGAGAGAGCAGGGCGAGGCTTTGGCCGATTGGCTCTCGATCACCAGCAAGAGCTTCATGTGCATCTTCAGATTGTTCACGTCACCAAGCCTGGGTCTTGACGCTTACATTGCGGCCCTGCATTAACTGACCGAAAGTATCTACCAGACAGTAGAAGGCTGTATTTGAGTAATCAGCCAGCTCTGCATCACGGGCTATCTGGATAATGCTTTGTTGTGTCTGACGAACGTCAGAAATATCGAATGCAAACGCTCCAATGGATAGAATCACAGCACTTGGCTTGGTATCCATTGTTTCGGTATCTATCGTAATAGTATTGATCATGTTAATTACTCCACACTGATTTTCGGCAAAGCGAAACCCTGCCAGAGCTTGGCAAATTTTCGAAGATAGAAAATCGGACTTAGATAAGAGAACCTACACCCGCATAGCATAGGTCCTCGGTCAATTACTCACACATCAGGTGACGCACCGCATGCTATGCAGTTTTTAAAATACTGCAGAACGTCACATCATATGTTTTAATATTAAAAATTTGTACGAAAGAAACTTATTGGCATTTTAAATGTAAGGAGTTCTCGTGGCTAAGCTAAAACAAATCCCATACGAAGGTAACGAATATTATTATGGCGTTACTATTGATCATTTTAAGAACATTGCTCTGGGTGTGTCGGGTGTGTTTATTTATAACATTATTAATGGGGCCGCCAACTGGGATAATCTAGGCATGTACGGAGTGTTCACGCTGATCTTACTTTCAGGTGCCGTGCATCTATTTTTAAAAAGCCATAAAAATTGGGGGTACGGAAGGGTATCTACCTTCAAGCATAAGGATTTTGCTGCCAAGTTTATTAATATCATCCTACTCGGTTTTTGTGGGGTGTTTTGCTCATACGCCTATGACATCATGATTGTTTCCAACGATGCCCCTGGGAAAACGCAATTCGAGGTGTTTACCTATATTTGCAAAGCTGGGGCTTGGATGTTGTCTTATATTGCTTTGTCAAGTTTGTTCACTCATTTTGCTATTAATAAAGTAATAGAACCTGCTGATATGCAGAAAGCTTGAATCCAGACTTAACTAAGGCGGATTTACGCAGATTATTAAAGAGCGAAAAAAGTGCGGCTGACACCAACCCAGCGAACAGCCGCCAAAACTACACACAGCATAAATTTTTGCCGGATAACAAAGACTTTCCAACCCAGGACGACATCAGCGAGGCGATACACAAACTGATCACGCTGTTCCCTGGTAAGTACAGCGCGATGGCGAAGGAGTTAGATCCAGTTGCCGGCACTGAAAACGCTCTGCGTAACCGCGTGCGCCAGGTATCGGGTCAGGTAGTGCCGCTGGGGATGGCAGCAGAAATGGAGTCGATCTCAGGCCGTAGCGATATCACAGAGGCCATGTGCAAGCGGGCTGGTGGAGTGTTCGTAAAGCTGCCGGAAATAGAACAGGTAGACAATGAAGAGCTGTTGGTGAAGTTCAACGAACTGATGTCAGCGCTGGGCTTGTTCGCTCGGGCACATAACGAATTTACAGCTGATGGGGTACTGGACAAAGACGAGAGTAAAAAACTGAAGGCGAAGGGTTACCGGATCCAATCGCTGGTGGCGGAGATATATGCCGTGACGGTGATGATGTTTGGAGAGGATGACGCCCAGGATATGCGGTCCCGGGCGTCGAGTGCATCAATTAAACGTGTGGAGTAATTAACGCATGAACAGATTAACAGAATCTCGTTTGCGTGGGCAATTTCGTTGTGTGGCTTCAAGCTGCGCCAAACCGTTAGTGCCGTTGCATTATGTGATGAGAATACCGGGCGGTTGACCAGAGCCAACAGCGAAGACTGCCTGTTTGCAGTCAAAGGCAAGCTGCCACCGCGCCTGGATGCATCGATTTGCCAACACGTCACAGCACCACGCATGGAGCACAGCGCCAAGCCTGAGGCTTTTCGCGATAAACTGGTTCAGTTGCTAGGGGATGTTCCTCGTATAGAGCTCTTTGCGCGTCAGCAGGTCAACGGCTGGGATAGTTGGGGAAATCAGTGCGATCAGTCGGTGATATTGGTGCCTGGCAAGGCAGAGGTGGCGTTATGAATTTGACATTGCCATTTCCGCCAAGCGTTAACGGCTACTGGCGTTCGCCAAACAAGGGGGCATCCAGAGGGCGTACTTTGGTCAGTGAGCGCGGCAGAGCATTTCAGGCAGAAGCTATCGCTCAGGTGATGGAGCAACTGCGCCGCCGGCCGAAGCCTATCAGCGCGGATATTTCTGTACAGGTGGTGTTCTACCCCCCGACTAAAGCCCGCAGGGACTTGGATAATTTCTTCAAGGCTCTGTTTGATGCCATGACGCAGGCGGGCGTGTGGATCGATGACAGCCAAATTAAGCATATCGACGCTAAGTGGGGGCCAGTAATCAAGGGCGGTAAGGTCGAACTTCGGATCAGCGAGGTGGTGCCATGCGCGGACTGATGAAAGGGATCGTTGTCCGCGAGCTGGGGCAAGTCATCCTGAAGCCCGAAGCTGAACTGCTGCCGATGTTCGGTGACCGGGTGCTGGTGGCCACAGTACCACCTGAGTTTCGCGATATGCCAACAGGCCCACTGCCGGCGGTACAGCAGCAACTGGCTAGCGATCCGCGCTTCCGCCCGTTCTTTCAGCAAGAACGTGTTCTTGCCGCCGCTGGTGGCATCAACAGCCTGGAGAGCTGGCTTGGGCGCAGTTTTGATTGCCAGTGGCCGGATACCTATCACGATAAAAACATGGATGCGTTGCGCGTATTTGGCGGAGCAGTCCGCCTTTGCTGGCACCATTCCCATGTCCACGGTGATAAAAGCCTGCCGGAGATGAAGCAGCTGGCAGAGCAGAATATTGCCGATTTTGTTGTGTACCGCGCCCGGCACCACTTCATGTTCGACGAGAGCCATCAACTGACGCTGCCAGAGCTGTGCTGGTGGGCGTGGGTGCATGAAGTGATCGACCTGATACCCGAAGACGTGGCGGCTGCATCCCTTCGCATTAAGCCCCACACAGTCCAGAGTGGCGTCAAGCGAGAGGCAGATATTACGCATACTCCGGCGGCGCGGCAGATAGTGGCCGAGATAGCCAAGAAGGCGGCAAAGGTGTTGGTAATCGATCCGGATCCGCCAAAGGCATTGTTCAAGATACCAAAGCGCGAGCGTTGGACCAGTGAGAAGTTTACCCGGTGGGTGAAGTCACAGCCGTGTGCGTGCTGCGGGAATCCGTCCGACGACCCACACCACATCATCGGCCACGGCCAAGGTGGCATGGCCACCAAGGCACACGATTTTTTTACCATTCCGCTTTGCCGGAAACATCACGATGAATTGCATCGTGACATGTCACGGTGGGAAGAAGAGTACGGCAGTCAGATCGAGGTGTGGTTCAGGTTCATAGATTGGTCTCTTTCTGTTGGTGCTATTTTGTAATGTAAATTATGATATAAATCATTGCAAAAAAAGAGGTGATTATGGAAAAGGGTATAATTTTGACAGATGGATATCTTTCTGATCCTGATACGGGAAAATATAATAGAAGAAACCCTATATCTTTAGAGGATATCAGATTTTGCACTTTATTTTGGGATAAGATAGAAAATCCGAAGTCGATGATCAATTTGGCTCCACCTGAGGATTTTAATGTTTTAGTTCAGGAGGGAATTGCATCAAGAACTTTTGTTGAAATCAATGGAATCGGAGAGGACGGTGATGGGGGTAATTGGATGAGAGAGCTGACATTGAAGAATCAGCTTGCAATAATGGATTTGAAAAAAAATGATTTAGGAATAGATTGGAGTTTGGCTCAAACATCTGATCACCTTTCAGTACCAAATAGTAGCAATGTTAAAAGGGCTGTGTGTGAGTTTAATTTATATGAAGCCATTTCATCACCAATTGGAAATGTTTCAATTTATGATGTGCTTGAGTTCAAAAATAAAAGGGGCGATGAGCTTAAGGCATTAAGGAGGACTCTTGATGAATCTGTTTTTAGAGCAAGCACTAACCCTGAAGATATAAATGCTTATGAAAGAGAAGTATTGCGGCTGAAAGGTGTTCTCGATGATTATAATAGAGTTATGAATGAAACAGGGTTTCAGACGGTAAAAAGAACTTTAACTTCATTTCTTTGTGCCTCTCCGTTAGGAGCAGTTGCAATCGCGGGAATGATTCCTGAATTAGCAGCTTTTATGAAAGTAATTAACGTTATAGGCCTTGGGGCATGTACAGTTGCTTTAGCATACAAAGAAATAATAGTTGAGAAGGCTATACCTCAAGAGCATAAACAATTAGCATATCTAATACATGCTAAGCAAGAACTAGGTAAATATTGATATTGGTTCATTAACTGAATTTTAATAATAAATGTGTGGATTAATAGGCGAGCTGGCATGCGGGCCAGACGCCTGGAGAATAAAGCATGAGAGATATTCAGGCAGTGTTAGAGCGTTGGGGTGGATGGGCATCAGGAGATAACAGCGGGGTGGACTACTCGTCGATCGCCGCCGGATTCAAGGGGCTGCTGCCCCAAACAGGTAAATCACGCCTCTCCTGCTGCGATGATGATGGGCTGGTCATTGAGGGTTGCATGGCTCAGTTAAAGCGCCGGCGGCCTGATGAGTATCAGCTGGTTGTCCTGCACTACATCTTCAACATGCAGAAGCGCGCCATAGCTAGGGCGTTTAAGAAGGACGAGAAGCTGATCAGGATAGGGCTGCAGATGGGGGAAAACTTCATTGAAGGGTGCCTATCCATGCTGGACATACGGCTTGAGATGGACCCAGAAACGGAACGTGAAAATATTTATGAAAAACCTCTAACGCGGTCCGCAAATTGTGTTTTAGTCTGATAAGAGTGGTTACGCAGTCACGTAGCTTATCAACTTTAAAAACCTCGCTTCGGCGGGGTTTTCTTGTTTTCAGCCCCAGCCAACATCCGACACACATCTTGTGAATTGTTTCTGCTGCATGACTATGTTGTGTAGGGAATAGAACTTCCCAGACCGTTGTTACTGCTCCCCACTCTCGTTGTAAGGTTTTGTTGTCGCCAGATAGAGAAGGTGATAATCAAATAATTTACAAGGAGATATGATCATGCAAGCTACTGAAACTCACTTTTTAGATAACGGCTATACATTCAACATTCCACCGGCAACATACCGTCGAAGCATTGCAGTGCCTTTACTGCAGGCTACTGCTAATAGCCAATTGTTTTCCAGGGCTACACATTATCTGCATTTTAAAGGACAGGTGGTGGCTAAAGCTGAGACAGGCAACGGCGTAGTAGCGGCGGTCAATAGTTGGAGCGGTTTTATTGAAGCCAATCAAAGCGTTTCAATTCAGGCTACTGCACAGTTGGATGGTTCGGATGCAATGACCCCGAAATGCATCACTGTGCTGATTGGTTATGCAAATTAATGTACGACAAGATTACAGGGCTGCCTTCGGGCGGCCTTTTTCATATTTAGCGCCCAATGCCTCACTCACTGACGTATGTCGCCACTCATTCGCGGCGCTAATCCTTATCTATCACCCGGTGCCGGGACAGATCCCCGGAAGGGGGAGGTATGAAAATGCCCCACAATGACAACGTCTTCCTTAGTTGGCTGGCAAATCTCTATTCGAGCAATGCTAACTGGATAAACGGCATGGTGATTACATCAGCCTTGGCATTCGGTCGTGTCCTTTTCTACGGCGGCAAGATCCGCACAGCATTGGTGGATGCATTACTTACCGGCCTGATTGCAGTAACTACTGTTCCAGTCCTTTCCCCATTATTAGTTCGGTCCATTGAGATGCTGCCAGGCATGGGTGACGTGCTATCCAAAACCGAGACGATGAAAATCGAACTGTTTGTGTTCTCGGTGCTGGGTGTTATCGGTGCCAGGGTAATCCGTGAGGCGGCTATTTCACTATTGCAGCGTATCAGCGGCTTGAACAGGAAGGGAGTGAGTGATGCAGACAAGTAACAAGGGGCGCGGTTTTATCAAAGGGTTTGAATCCCTTCGCCTGGTGGCTTATCCAGATCCCGGCACGGGTGGTAAGCCGTGGACGATTGGCTGGGGCCACACCAAGGGTGTGAGGCAGGGCGACCGGATCACCCAGGAGCAGGCAGAGCAATTCCTTTCTGATGACCTGGCCGTGTTTGAGCTGACGGTAAACAGCGCAATTAAGCGCCCAATGACGCAGAACCAATTCGACGCGATGGTTTCGCTGGCATTAAACATCGGCGGACCTGCGTTTGCAGGCTCAACGCTGGTGAGGAAATTCAACGCCGGTGATGCAAAAGGCGCGGCAGATGAATTTCCCAAATGGAAAAACTCTGGCGGAAAGGTTATGCCTGGGCTGGTGAAGCGTCGTGCGGCAGAGCGTGAGATGTTTTTGTCATGAGCACCTCGTTCAGCATTCGGACAATGATTATCGGCCTGTTGCTGGTGGCGTTGATTGTTGCTGCCAGGCTGGCGTTCTACTTCCACGGTAACGCGGTACAGGCTGATGAGCAGGTTAAGCAGCTTCAGAGCGATAACAGCCTGCAGGCGACCACTATTGCTACCCAGTCGTTTCAGTTCCAGCGAGCCAATGCAATCAGCACCGCAGCAAGCCAGTACGGAATAACCACTGACGCGGCCACTCAGGGGAAAGAAATTGAATACCGAACGATCCTCAAAAATCAGCCTACGTGCGATTTGGCTGTGCCTGCCGCTATTGTTGGTGGGCTGCTCGACTACACGCACCGTCTACGTTCCCGCGCAATGTCAGCCGATACCATCGTCGCTGACGCAACCGGTGCTGGCACCACTGCCTCCGGCTCCCTGACATATTGCCAAGCGGTACTGTGGATTGATCCGCTTCTGGCGGCGCTCGACAAGGCGAATAACCAGTTGCTGGCGATACGTCAGCTTGATGAGGAGAGAAAATAATGACTCCAGAGCAATTCGTATATTGGTTGCAGAAGTTTGTTGAGGTTAACGGTGAGTCACCTAATGATGTTCAGTGGAATTTAATCAAGAAACACCTTCAGATGGCATCCATCAAAATATTGAATATCCAGCAGATGAGGAAAGAAGAAAATGTAATATTCTTCTTTCCTCAGTGCCAAGTTTTTATAAAATAGTTTATTTAATTTCGTTATTCAATTTGACAATCCTGTCACTATTTTTAATTGCGAATGTTGTTGTTTGAAAAGTTGCTCGTAGCTGTTTTTGAAATGATTAATGTGATTGAATAAGAAAGCATCTTCATTTGTTGGCTCTGATTTTGGTTTTAAAGGTGAATCAATACCTGTATTTGCAAGTTTAATATTGCTTTCTTTAATGCTACCAACTAGTCTCTCCATTTGCTCCGCATATGCGCGTTCATAATGAAGTTTATGCTGATATGCTTTAATAAAGTCATTGGTTATTTGCTTAATTAAAGGTGAAACCAATGGCAATAGGCAGTTTATCGATGTTATAAGAGGTAGAGTATCAAGATCTACTTTGTGACTATCGTCTGGTAAGAAAGTAGTGACATTTACTACCGGATCATCTGGAAGTTTACAAGTAACATCAAATAACTCTCCAGATGGTGACTCCCAGATTGCATGATGCATAGCAGAAACATGGCTTCGTGGCCACAATGTTATTAGCCAGCCATAAACAATATTTCCTCCTTCTTTTTCAATAACGGAAAGAACATTCCAATAGCAATTTCCAAGTGGTTTTTTATGTTCTGAACATGGTACTGATATCGGTTTTTGTTTGGAGTTTATTTTCTGGATGAAATATGCCACCTCCTCTGAGTCGGGAGGAATTGTTATTGATGATGAATTATATTCTTTCATTCTATTACCATCCTAATAATAAGCGTTGTGAAAATCAGTATGGGAATTTAGTTTAGCAAGCATTTAATGAGCTGGCAGCCAAAAACTTTGGATGTGATGGAGAGTGATAGCGAAGCAACGCCATCTAAACCGTGGATTCAGCCAGCACCAACTCTATGTCAACCGAGAAAGGACTGTAAATGTTCAAATATGAAGTAGGGCAGAAAGTAAAAACCACCACGGGTGAAATCTCTGTAATTCTGGGAACATTCGCTTCGGCGGGTTTTTTTATGCCCGCAAGACAGGAGAAGAAGACCATGTTGACAGTGAAATTCCAATACGCCAACGGCGGAGATCGCACCATTGAAGCTCGTGAGGTAACTCGAAATGCTGACTCGGCAATTTTCATTGACCGACCAGGCACCACAATGGAGTGACAGAACGAGTTGACCTATCGTCTGGCGACACGCTGTATGTGATGAACGAAAGGGGGAGCACGGTGGCTCGATACTTCGGACCAAATAAGCCCCCCGCAGTGTAAGCATTACAGAAGCCCTTCGCCGAGGGGCTTCTGTAATGCACGGTAGCCATTTCCCCACATCTACCGCGCACGCAGCCAGCGGGCAAGCCGATGGACATCGTTATTGATTGTGAATGATAACCATTATCAAAAGGTACTCCCGAGGGGGGACCCCAGCCACGGGGCGGCAACCTCGCGGAAAACGGCTAGTTTTTCGCATTTCATTGACATCATCATCATCTGTTCACTCGATTGTTTTTCTTGGTGATTTTTTTTCGAGGATGTCGAATTGTATGAAAAGCGTTCACCATCATGGATAAAGAACTGGAAAACGTCCGACTGAACCTGAACCAGCTCGCGGCAATCACCGGTGCACACAGGCAAACCATTGCAGCTCGTCTGAAAAACGTCGAACCCGCTCCCGGCAGTAATGCCAAATTGAAACTTTATACCTTGCCAGATGTGTTGGCCGAGTTGGTGAAGATTGCACCGGTGGCCGATGTTGACGAAATGCTGCCGCCCGATCGTAAAGCCTGGTTTCAGTCAGAACGTGAAAGGCTCAAATTTGAGCAGGAAACGAGCGAATTGATTCCGGCTGCAGAAGTTGCCCGCGAGTTTTCTGCAATGGCAAAAGCGATGGTGCAGGTGCTGGAAACATTGCCGGATATCGAAAAAGCTCAACATAATGGGTATCGAAACCGCGCTGCAGTTGGCTGATGCCAGCACGACGATGATCCGAAAGCATTTCAGCGTTGTGATAGAGCGAACCGTGCGTGAGCTACGCGGCCAGGCTTGCCTTGAACTGGAGGAATTCGCGCCAACGAAGCAGCAGATCATTTGTAGTCGCAGCTTCGGCGACCGCATCACAGAATACGACCAGATGCATCAGGCGATCTGTATGTACGCGACGCGCGCGGCGGAGAAGCTGCGTGAAGAGCGGCAATATTGCAAACATGTCAGCGCCTGGCTTAAAACCAGCCCTTTCGCCATCAATGAGGAATACTACGGCAACACGGCCAGTATAAAGTTGAGCACACCAACGCAGGATACACGAGACATTATCGCAGCCGCCATGCGCTGTTTGGATGCGATTTGGCAATCAGGTCATCGGTATCAGAAAGGTGGGGTGATGCTGCAGCACTTTTTCAGCCAGGGTGTGGCACAGCTTGGCCTATTTGATGAATATCAGCCACGGCAGAACAGTGAGCAGCTGATGGGTGTACTTGATCGTATCAATAACTCGGGTAGGGCCCAGCTATGGTTCGCTGGGCAAGGGGCCCACCAGTCATGGTCGATGAAGCGTGAGCTACTATCACCGGCATACACAACACGGCTAAGTGATCTTCCACGCGCTCGGGTGTACTAAACCAGTGACAAAATTTCATCTGGCAGTCAGCTTTGAGCGAGAAGCGGACATATTTACATGGTCTGGCTCAACAACTTTACCTTCAAGATTTTATAACAAGTACTGCGATATAAAGTCCTAACCCATACGCCAGATGTGTTAGCACACTCAACAGCCGAGCCAGCCATGGGCGGGGCGTACGAGAAGCAGCTATGCCAAAACCAAAGGCGGGCTGCAGGATCAGGAAGGGCGCAAATAAAGTTAACAGTCCTGCAAGCAGAGCCGTCGTGAAAGAAGGTTCACTGATCCAGGTTGGCCCCTCCAGGAAAAACGGTATAAAGGCAAACAGTATCCCGGTCAAATAATGAAATACCCACCCAACTAAAAATTCTTTACGCACAGATGATGTTGAAACTATCGTTTTATGTCGGAGTTTTCCTCTGGGCATCCATAAAACCCAGCGCCCAACGAGTGCATAATTCAAAGGCGGTACGTTAATGATGTGCTTCTGGAAGAGTGACCATAAATCCATAACTAGTGTTGCACAGATACCTGTAATGACCGCTTGAAAAACAGTAACCATATCCAATTTCTTCGTCCTTATTTTTAGAAAATGTTAAGCTGGTCACCAGTGTGCAACTTAAAGTCAGGTTTAAGTCAATGATTAAAGAACTGGATATAAGAGAAGTTGCTAATCTTTCCGGCGTTCTGCCATCAACGTTACGGTTTTATGAGACGAAAGGACTAATCAAACCTATTGGCCGTAACGGCCTGAGAAGGCAGTATCACAAAAGTGTGCTGAATAAACTGCAGCTGATAGTACTGGGGCAGGCTGCTGGATTTACTCTGGATGAAATGGCAGTGATGTTTAATGCGGAAGGTCGGACAGTAATCGACCGTGAGCTTCTTTATCATCGTGCCAAGGAAATTGACGGCACAATTCGTAGGTTACAACTTTTAAGCAAGGGGTTGAAGCATGCTGCCCGCTGTACAGAAAAGGAGCATGCCCATTGTGAAGAGTTCAACAATGTCGTTGCGAGAGGACTGCGACTCATCAGGTAGTTAGTCTTTTGTCGCGCTTAATCCTCTAAGAGGAGCCGTATCCGGATGTGTATATACAACCATCTCTTCACGACTTCTCAACCCAAAACGTCCGCTCCTAGCACTGAGCTGCCTGTCAGATTGGCTCTGGGCCCTAGCTGTGTCAGATCAAGTCTGGGCTAATACACTTGAGTCATGGTTGAAATCAGTCATCTGCACTTTCTCACGCTTCCTGCCGCATTTCCTCGATAGCCCCTCTGTGCGCTGGTATACCGTTGTGCGCTGCCCCCCATAACGATGAGCGTAGTAGTAGTAAAGGCATTATCAAAACCAGTTAAACATTAATTATAATCAAAGGCTTACGAATTACCTAAAATGATACAATCACATAGATTAAATATGGTTTTTATTATTATATTCAATTGGTTATGAACTAGACTGCAATCTACTGCTGCGTCACATGGGCTGGTTCGAAGCGGCTGACCTGATCGTTAAGGGCATGG